GTCAGAATAGTTGTCAAGCACATCTTCCAAGATGCCTAAGAAAAAGTCCTCGTGTAGCATGTAAGTTGGCAACTCATCATAGCCCTCCATAGCCTCCATATAGGAAGAAATGTCTAAAGCAGACCAAGATAATGCAAAGTGTTTAATATCTTTAGTAGTTTCCATAGTTATTTAGTTTTATAAGTTTCTGAATAGATTTTGCCGAAGTCTGAAAATAGCTTGTGTAGCTGGCTTTCTTCTCTTTCTGCCTTAGCCTGTCTTTTGTGTTTGGCTAAGTTGTGTTTGAATTGTTCTTTTTTCATTTCTGTTGTTTTTAGTTGTTGCACTATTGCATTACAAACCTAAAAACATTTTTTAGTAAAAAGCCAAACTTTTCTGATTTTAACAAAACTTTAACAACCTTAATAAAACCAACAAAATGTTACAGATATAACAATCTACCCCCCTACTATGTTAAAGAGGAAGGGTGGGGGGTTACTATGTTAAAGAGGATAGGAAGGGGTACTATGTTAAAGGAAGTGAAACGGACTACGACTATGGAGTAGACCCCACTATATTAAAGAGGAATTATTCTATATTCAGATTCAGAAGCTCTGCGATGCGATTTATAGCATCTTTTGCATCATCAGTCATATAATCATACTCATATACAATAATGTCTGCTATAAGATCCTGGAGTTCGTCTATCAGGTCTTCTATCTCTTCTCTTGTGTGGTATTTATCTAATGACATATCTTCCTAGTGATTTACCTTGTACTAAATAAGTGAGGGCATATCTCATCGCATCTAAGTAGTGATTGAATGAATCTATTGGCTTTGTATTCCTTTCTTGCCATACATAGTTATTAAGCTCCCTGATAATGCCATGAGCATTCTTGTCTACTATAATCTCATAGTCTTGCATAAGGGCTATACCTGACAAGATAGAACCTTTCTTCTTTACAGCTCCCCTTATGTTAAGATCCATATTCTTCAGCTCATGTATTAGTCTAGGTTCTGCTGAATCCATTATAATCAAATCTAGTCCACAGAACTGCTTATTCTTCTGTGCTATCTGACTAGTGGTCATATTCTTTTGTCCATAGCATTCTTTAACCCAAAGTTTTTTCTCATCTGGGTCAACGCTAATTTTTACAAGCACCGATGGATCCACAGAAAATCCTACATCTTGCCCATAAACAGTCAATTCTTTATCTTCGTAATCACCAACTCTCCAGTTCTTATAGATAGTTCCTTCTGCCTTGCTTAACCAACCTCCCAAGATGGCGTGCTGATATTGGTCTGGTCTTCTACGCTTCATATCCATTACCTGTTCAAGAAAGGACTCAGATAGATTCTCCTTATTGTCCATATAGGTAGTATGAATGTAAGTAGTGTTGCCCTCCTTACCATTCCAACCTTCAGGTATGCCTATATTCTGGTACCATCTCTGATATATCCAATGTTCTTTAGTGGTAGGGTTTAATATTAAAATACATCTGTTGGGCTTCTCCTGGACTCTTACAGATAAATCTATCTTGTTAAAGGTATCTTCGTCTACAAGTTCTTCTGCCTCATCCAATACAAAGGTCGTAATGCCATTTAAAGACTTCAGGGCAGCAGTTTGATTACCTGATGATGTTCTTATACCTTTGAAGATAATAGAGTTCCTAGTGGTCATATTAATGATTTCATCTTTAGTGATCCTGAAATCATCTTGCACACCCATCATCTCAATCTTCTCTACAAACTCTGGAATGATAGATGTCTGAGCTGAGGTCATTGTATATCTACTGAATAGAACCTTATGCCCCTCCTCATAAGTTAAGTTGAGTAAGAACACAGCTACACCAAAAGACTTACCTGAACCTCGCCCACCTGTTACTACAAAGTATCTACTAGGGTCTGTAAATAGTGGTTGGTACTTCTCGCTAAGAACTACATTATTCTTCATCTACTTCTTCAGATTCAATATCAATAGTCTTCTCATCAGGTTGCTGATTAAAAGAGAAGTTAATGGTTGGTGCTGACCTGCTAGGTGCAGGGCCTGTCTCACCCTTCTCTAAATGCTCCAGGTACATCTTAATAGCATTGAGCTTTACTGTGTCTGATTCACCAGACTTAATCAGCTCTGCTAATTGCTCAAAGATTCCTGCTGCACCACCAAGTGTTTTAATAGCTACTTTGTCTGCTATCTTAGGTAGCTGCTTCTTCTTAGCATCATTAAGCCTTGCAGGCTGAGATGTTACTTGTCCCTTAATCTGCACTTTAGAAGGCAGTCGCTTATTATGCTTTCTGCCATCTGTAGATCTAATTTCCTGGCTCTTCTCTCTCCTTGCCATAGTTTCTTTCGTATATAAATCTGTAGGTATCATAGATTGCATCTACAATATTATTTTTATCGTATATATATTCGCTCTCTTTGTAACGATCTCCTTGCTTTACAGTCAAGCAATACTTATCACCCATCTCCCATTGGCCACCAACTTTAAAGCCCTGTATCTTGCAGGATACAAATATGTGCTTATTAACACACCAGGACATCTCTTTAAGTGGATTCTCTGTCTTAGGCTTCCCAAGTCTATATGGGTAGCTCTTCTTCTTAGGCATTAAAGATATACTCTGCTTTTAATAGCCCTAACAAATATATCCATCTTCTGGTAGACCTCATCAATCTCTTCTTTGCTCAATCCTTCAATAAGTTTATCAAAAGAACCAGATCCGAACTTTAACAGGTCTAGCTTCTGTCTAAGTGCAGAGTTCTCCTTCTCAAGCATTACAATCTTTTCTACCAAAGTTTGCACTTCATCAAAATTCCCTTCTTCTTCCTGGTCAATTACAAAGATGGCTCTAAGAGTTAAATAGAGAAGTTTAAATGAACTCTCTTGCATTGCGAATGGGAATATCACATTTATGTTGTGAAGTACACTAGCGTGATCTCTATTAAGCACCTCACCTATCTCACTTAGGGAATAGGGCTTTGGGGTACGCATTTCTCTAGCCACCTTGCAAAAGACGGCCCTTGCATAAGTATAGTTTCTTTTTCTGTTAGGGGTGTGTAACTTATGTCCAACCTCGTTTTCAACGATTCTCTTTAAACTTATTAATCTGCTTTTCATATATCTCTTTCAGTATATCTTCAAATATTAGTGTGCTTACTCGCAAGTGTTCTTCGTGTGTATAGGTGACGCTTTCTTCTGTTTCTGACACCTTCTCTGCATTATTAAAATGATTGTGCATTATGTCATCTATTTTGGCTAAAGCTCTATGTATTCCCTCACACACCGCATACTCTTCCTTCTCTTCATAGTATTCAAGAAGGTTCTCATACACCTGGAAGTCATTGTTGAATAACCAACAAGCCAGTGTGTGTAAGTATATATTCTCTGCTATCAGTTTATCTCCACTTGCATTATAATTATAAAATTCCTCTAAAAACATTATTCTTAATTAACTCCTCTGAATTGGGCTGAAGGAAGAAGTCTTTGTAAACCTTAATTCCTGCAAGAACATCCTCTAGGCCACTTTCTAAGAACATATCGCTACAGGTAAATATACCAATATCTTTAGTATTCTTATCAATGACAATGAAAATAAACTCTTCAGCATTAAAGATTTTCAAATAGAGGGCAGCTTGCAATGCGTATTTAAATTTTTTAGCTGACCAATGCCAATCACTAATTTCTGTGCTTGTGGTCTTCAGATCAATAATAACATTACGATCTTTGGTTATTGCATCTGCTTTAGCTCTGAACGGCAAGTCTTCTAGCATACCAACTCCAGAAACTTCATAATCACAATCTTCTAGTAAATAAGTAGCTTCATTGTTAGAATGAATAGCATCAGCAATCCAATAGGCAGAAGTCATTTCTGATTCCGTATAGACCATGTGATCGCCATATTCCTCTACTGCATCCTTATACTCCTTCTTAGCCTTCGTACCATTAATGATAACTAGATCATTGAGTTTATGTTTCTCTAGCACAGCCAGATGAACTAGTCTTCCATCACGCAAGGCTTGAGAACTATCAGACATTATAAGAGATGCTTGATATGCTTTTGGCGATTGTAGCAGCTTCTTAAGTGCAGAACTGCTTAGAGCATTCTGTCCTAAATGACCATAGTAAAAAGAGTCATCATCCATTCTTTTGAGAATCTCGGCCTCTTGCCATTCTTCTCCATTTAATAATTTAATCATATCATCTTGTTATGGTAAAGACTAAGTTGTCTCTATCCGTTTCTAAACTGTTTACATAGAAAGCTATATTTTGCAGGGCAAGTGCCATCTGCTGTAGCTTCTTAGAGTCTTGCTTCTTTCTTGCTTCAATCACCATATCTGCTATTAAAGTAATGGCTTCTAGATATACAATAGATTCTTGAATCTGCTTAACCCTTCTTTCGTAAGGAATTCTATTTCTCCTTCCACTGTACATAACAAATAGCTAGTCTCTGATCTTGCTCTTTGTATTCAATCACCATTGTATTGTCTGACATACATCTAGTGATAAATTCTTGCTGCTTCTCGTCAGCTCTTGGTTTTGGTAATGGCATAGTTATTTTTTTAAGGTTTGGTGATAATACTTTCTAATCTTGGCTCCTAGCTCATTATCGTTAGGCTCGTTCTCTACTAAGAAGATTATCATTTCTTCTATTGTCATTGTGATATAATTTTAGTTTGTTCTGCTTTTTCTAATTCTAATTGTAAGTTTGCTAAGGCTCTCCAAGCTACCTTAGCTGAGTGGCGTATCCCATCATCATCTATTTCTCCTACTTGTATAAGATGTCTAGAAAGTGCGTCTAGATGATCGTTAGACTTACCCCTATCCCAATGAAGTGGTTTATCAGGATGGTGTTGTTGATTGCCTGCCCAAGAAGTTCTAGCAACTTCCATAATGGCATCAGGAAAATACTTTAAGACTCCTGAGTAGACTGGTTTATTCTTTCTACCTGATTGCATTGTCTAGCTTTCCAATTAGGTCTCTAATCTCCCAGTGCTCAAACTTTCCGCTAATACATTCCTTGTAGGTCTTGATCTCTAAGTTGTACCAATTCCTGTCTCTTTTTTCATCATCCCTCAATGGGGTGATATTTACATCAAATTTTGCCATGTGTTGTATTTTTATACTTATTCAAATATATGAATAAAATGTTTACAAGTCAATGGATGTCAACACAATTTTAACATTTAATTATAAAATGATACAAATGCTTAATGTGGTTATAAGACACCTTAACTATTTTGTCTTTTCCATCCCACTTGCCTCTATTGTAGAACTTCATAAATGGCTTAGATGTTTTACAAGTCTCTGTAACATTCTCCTCTACAAAAGACAATAGGTCTTCCCTTCTAAATACTTTGAAGTGATTGAAGTCCTCAAAGTGAAATGCTATATATTCTGCCTCTCCTTTAAGCCAACCTTTATATCCACTTGTGTTTACAAGCTCAAGCCATATTTTGTTAAGCGATCTTTTGGCTTTAACATCAACTCCTTTTCCATTCACATAGTAATCTATGTGCTTCATCTTATCATCCTCTACAGAAGTCTTCTCAACTTTATATCCTCTAGATGTCAAAACATCATGAAAGAGCTTCTCAATTTGCCTGCCAGTTCCCCAGCTATAAGCCAATCTATCAGCTCCTATCTTTTGAACATTCATCTATTGGTATGTTTCAAAATATTGCTTAAGTCTGTCATATATGCTTTTTAAGCAAGCAGAACAAGATGTTATTCTTTTATTGGCTTTAAATACTCTATTATAGATTAAAATTAATTGTTGTTTCTCCATTCCAGTTATAACAGACTTTCTTCTAGAATAGAACTCAGACAAGTAGTTATACTCATCCTCTGTTAAACACTCTGGTTTGTTATAGCTAAACAATTTATTCAGCTTCTCCTTGCGTTCATCACATCCACAATCTTCTCCTGCTAGAAACTTAACCGCAGCTTTAATTCCAGTTGCTTCAGTGATTTTCTCAACGCTGTCTCCCAGGCCCTCTGATGCGGCTTCTTGATTAGTTTTCCATTCCGCATAGGACTTGTACTCTTTAGTACGCTTGTCCAAGTTTTCATAATACTCTTGATTTTCTTCGTATTTGCTAATACTGTCCATATTTATTAAATTAAGTTGTAATCTCCATTTTTAAAGTCCTCATAGTCTTCAGAGAACTTCTCTTTTAATATTCTTTTATTCTCTCTCATACTATTAAAGATGCTAGTCAAACTGATTCCTGCACCACTAGCAATATCTCTTAGGCTGTAATCGCTTTTAAGATACTTCTCAGAGAGTATTCTGTCATATCTATGCCAAGACCTCATCTCATCAGAGATCTTATCTATAAGCCTCTCAAATGCAGTCTCCATTGCCTCATCAAAAACAAATTCCCGAAGCTCTGTATCAATGGCATCATCTTCTCTGATCTCATACCAGACAAACTTATTAGATGCGTTCATATAGGTCTTATACATATTCTTTAATGTAACATAGCAAAAGAAGCGATTGACTTCCTCATCATTGTACATTATACGCTCTTCATCTTTGACATACTTGTGCATTCTAAGATAGAAAGACTGCACTATGTCTTGAGCAAGGTCTATATCAGCTCCAAAGCCTCTAACCATTCTTACCCAAAGTTTATGATTTTTTGCTAATAATTCAAGCATTGTAGGTATAATATTATTTTATTGGTCGTTGCATAGTATTTTTTCACATCATCCATAGCCACTACATTCTGATCTCTTTCCCACACAATTCCCTCCAGAGCATCAAATAGTGCCTTGTTGAGGTTATCGTGCAAATCAGGCTTGGTATGCTTAAAGTGCATTGTGTCTTCATTCTTCTTCTTCTTAGAGAAGCTCTTAGGGTATTCAAAGACATAATGAAGTCTAGTGATATGAATTGGAGTGTCTGCCTTAATGCAAGAAAAGCCGCCAGGTAGTTGTCCCTGTACGGCTTCTTGTACTTGCTTCTTATAGTCAGTGATTCTTTTAGGCTGGTATGTTCTGCCTGATCTGGTAACCCTGACTGATTGATGGGGTACTGGCTTTATTGGTATTTCTATTTTTATTTCCACCTACTAAATCTAATACATCTATATCTTGGTCACTAATCTCAGGATACCCTTTAGAGTTGACAAAGAAGTTGAAGTTGTCAAAAGCCCTGCCTCTGCTAGACCTACATTTAACATTAACAACACTATTGTCAAATTCACTTTTCTCTAAATGTATCTCTGTTTCACATTTCTTTTGTAACGCTGAACCTAAATGACCTGTAGGCTTTGTGCTCCCCCAGTTCATGTGAATCACTGTTATTATATGTATGTTGTGCACCTCTGTCCATTTCATTAGCATTTGCACAACCTCATTAGCTTCATCTATATTGTTTACATCGCTTACTAAATCTGCTATACCATCTATTATGACCAATCCTAGATTGTCTGAAGTCCTAATAGCAAAGTCTATTGCAGCTAGTCTTTCTTTATGAGATAGTCTTCTAAGTCCATAAGTCCTGTAACATTCGTTTCCCAATCCACACATATCAATAGGTCTCCTAAAGACTCTTTGGGCGTGGAATCTTCCTTGCTCGGTATCAAAGTGTAAAATACATTTACCATCTCTATGTCCTTTTATTTTTCCTGTAAACCTTTCACAGTTGCCTCCTAAGTAAGCTGCTGATAATAAGCTAACTAGAAAAGTCTTTTTGTGTTTTGGAGGAGCAGCAATAAAACTAAAGTTACCATAAGTTGCTATTGGTGTTGGATAGGTTATAGTTCCATCTTTGGTTTGGTATGAATGATCTTTATAACTAATTGCAACTGGTGGATGCTCTATTTCCTCATTGGGATCAATATAACACTCCTCTAAATAATACTCTGCTCTTAAATCTCTTTCCTCTTGTTCGTAATCAATATCTTTAGTCATCTCTCTCTGTTTATAGTCATGGGGGGAACGAATCCCCCCTAGACTTAGTTAATTAAAATGGCAAGTCAATATCTGCTGTTGCAGACTGTGCTTCTTGTGTCTGCTCTGATTTCTCAGCAACATAAATATTGCCATCAGTCCAGATCACTTTGCCATTAGCCACATAGTTCTTTTCTGCTTTGGCCTCACGCTGTTCTTTTGTTTGTGAGTCAAATACAGAAACATTGTTCCCATATTGGCTAGACTTGTCATTGATAGAAACTGTTAAGTCATAATAGTTTCCTTTTGCACCTTTGATTACTTTTGACTTGTCTAATTTGTCAAGGTTGATGCTGAAGTTTAATAATGCTCCCATAATTTAAGATAATAATGATTGTTCTACTTGTTTACTTATTTGATACTTGGCTTTTATAGAATCTATAGAACCTCCGTTCTTAATAAACTCTTTAGCCTTGTTAAACTTATCTCCTGATTTTGGCAGGGCTTCCTTACTAGCCTTAGCAGGCTGTTGGTCGTGTGTATTAGTAGCGTCTGCATCTTTAGTATCATCTATCAGGAATAATCCATTAAGAGCATACTTTCTTGCATAGCTACTAGAAGAACCAAAAGACTGAGCAATGTCCATTCCTTTTCTGTTAGGGTCAATACCTGCCTGAGCAGATACCTCAACTATTGGTTCTTGTGGTTCGCCAAACACTTTAGCAGTAGCGTGGATAAATGCTAGTCCTGCAATTTCTCTCACCTCATCTGTGACGATCAGATTAAGGGAGTGCTTAGATAATAGTGGTTTCACCGCTTCTAAGATGTCCTCCTGGTTTCGGTACTTGTACTTCCCAAAACTGTTGTACTGATTCTTGGGTGCTTTTAATTCTGTCTGCACCTTAAGCAATCTTTCTTGTAGAGTTAAACTTTCCATAATGTAAATATAAACAAAATTATTAAACTTCTTCTATTGAGTCAAAGACTTCTTTCTTGACGACATCCTTATACCAATCTGGACACTCGTCATTAATCAGCTCAAAAACAAAGGTTTCTAGTTGCTGAATGCGTTTGCTTTTCTTATTAAGCTCGTTTAGCAAGGCTTCAATTCTTGCTTCCTTAAATGACATCAAATTATACATCTCTGTTTGATTTATAGAGTCCTCTTACAGGAATGTTAATGCCATAGGCACTTCTTTGAGCCATCAAGGCCTTGTCTTGTTGACTATACATCTTATAGCCAAGAATGGGGTTTACTTTAGTTAAATCCATAGAATAATTTTAATGATTTGTGTAAACCTACAACTCATTGTAATACAAGTCAAGAATTTTAACAATTTTAACATTTAAGACAGAAAGAGGGGCCTAAGCCCCTCCAACCAAACTAAACTAACTAACTAAAAACAAAAAGGAAAAATAACTCTAGATTACCAGAGGTATATCGCAGGAGGCTTCATTTCGTCTGTATCAAAATAAACAACCTCTTTATTTATTGCAAATCTTTGTACTCCCTGTTCCATAAGAGATCGTACAAGTTTTAATCTTTTTCTAGAACCAACACATCTGATCCTAACTGCTTTGCCTATCCTATGAGAATCTGTGCTTACTAGTCCCATATTGTCAGCCACTCTTTTTGAAGTATATCCTAGAATAACATTAGGTCTATACTCATATCTATGTGCAGCTCTGTCTAAAGCAACTACTGGCTCTCTCTCCATGAATCTGTATCCTGAACCAGGAGTGTCTGGACTATCAAACATAGACCATCTCAATACTTTCAATCCTTCTCTATCTAATTCTTCTTCTTTTGTCATATTAAAGTATTGGGGAGGTAATGAAAGCCAATCCTGTCAAATATTTTTTTTCTCCCTCCCCTTTACTTAAGAGATGAAACTGATGTAAATATAATAAATAAAAATGAAACTCAGGGAAAGAAATAGAAATATTTTTCCTAAACTTGACAATGTCAAAAAAAAGTCGTAACTTTACTGCGTCTTTAGACTAATAGCTTTAGCAAGTGGCGAAGTCAAATACGAAGACACTTGTCTCCAAGACTAAGAAAAGTCACTTCTTATCACACGATAACTATATCAAATAGTCTTGTAATTCCACCTAGCTCTTGTTCCTCTAATGTCATAATGAGTGAATGAGTTGTATCTTCCCAACCCACCTTCTTTAACCATGCCTGTGGAAATAAGGAACTCTATTGCGTCAGCTACTTCATCTGGCGTAAATCCTTCTACAACTATATCTGCTGCTTTGCCTAATATATGCTGACTATTCTTAGAGCTACCTGGTATTGTTGCATTGTATTCAGGTGATCTATACGCACTATTAATATGTATAGGTGCGTTAAAATGAGATCTGATAATTTCTAACTGAACAGCTAGT